GTTGCAAATTCTTCTCTTTTATTTTTTCCCATATTTTTTATTGTTTTCATATAATATTCTTTTATACTTCCAGCAAAACTTTCAATTAATATCTGACTTTGATTTTGTAACATAACTTGCTTTAATAATTCCCTTGAATACTTATTGGTAACTTGATATGCTGAAAAAAATCTAAAACTTTCTCTTTCGCTTATTACCTCTTCTATTTTACATTTCTCACATTTTTCCAAAACCTTTTGTCTATCAACATTTTGAATTTGCTCTTTCATTTCCTGCTTAGAGTCTTCCGTCATCCTTTTTATTTCTTGACTATCATATTCATAGGTCATATTTTTTGCATGAAATTCACTATCACCTTTTTTATAGCTAATATCTAAATTTGATATTATTTTATTAAAAATATATGTAGGGCTAACATTACATTCATATAATATTAATATTATAAATGCAACAACAAGTAATATATTAAACGCT